ATAAACAAATACAATCCAGAATTACAAGAGTTTATTGATAGAAACTCACCAAAAAATGTAGATAGTCAATATGAAAAAGGTAAAGAAACTACAACAGATTACAAGATGGACGCTATACGATTTGCTTACAAGATATTTGCTAAGACACACTTAATGCTTGATTGTGATTATGATTATGTATTTTGGGTAGACGCTGATATTACATTTAAGAAAACTATAACAGAAAAAGAAGTGATTAAGAAGTTTTTACCTAAAGATTGTGCTGTATCATTTATAGATAGACCAAGTTATTATAGTGAATGTGGTTTTGTGGGTTATAACTTAAAAGAACCTATTACAAAAAGTTTTATATATAATTTAAGGAGATACTATACAAAAGATTTGTTATTCAAAGAAAGAGAATGGCACGATAGTTATGTATGGGATTGTGTTAGAAGAAAGTATCTACACGGTATTAGAACTCATAATCTAGCACCTAAAGTTAACAAGGTTGGTAATCCTTGGCCTGATACTTATATGGCTGAGTATTGTGACCACCTAAAAGGTAAAAGAAGAAAAGACGCAGGAGAAATGTTAAGATGAAAGCAGGTAAAATTTGGGGTCAAACTGAATTGATCCACGCTAATGGCGTATTAGAGTTTCATAGAATAGAATATAAAAAAGATGTTGCTTGTTCTAAACACAAGCACGAGTTTAAGTGGAATGGATTCTTTGTTGAGTCAGGTAAGATGATGGTCAAAGTATGGCAAAATGATTATGATTTAGTTGACGAAACAATATTGAATGCTGGCGATTTTATGAGGGTCAAGCCAGGCGTCTTTCACCAGTTTATTGGTATGGAAGACGGAGTTGCCTTTGAGTTATATTGGGCAGAATTTGACCATAATGATATAAAACGTGAGTCAGTAGGACAACACGTTAACAAGTGAGGATAAAATGACAACTACATTTCCAGAAAATGATAATGAAAATTATACAGACGAAAACGGCGCCGAGTATAGTGTAGATAGAGATACACACGACCACGATTTAACATATGAAAACGAACAAAGGTCTGTTACAATACCTTTAAGAGAATATGATAAGTTAAAAGAACAAAATAAATATATTACAGACCCTACTCTAATAGGAGCTATAGATAAAATGGAGTTTTTCTTAAAAGAAATAAGAAAACATATAGTTAG